ACAGTACCTATGACAACAGTACCTATGACAACAGTACCTATGACAACAGTACCTATGACAACAGTACCTATGACAACAGTACCTATGACAACAGTACCTATGACAACAGTACCTATGACAACAAAAGATGTAGAAAAACAAGATCGTTCGAATATATTTTCAGAAATAGGAACAACTACAATAATTACATTAGGTATAATATTAATAATATTTTTTATAATTTTTAGAAAATAATTGAATAATATAAGATATTATATATATATATATATAATATAATGGATAATGATTTTGGCATATATATATTTAGAAAGGATTTTAGGATAGAAGATAATAGAGGATTAATAAAATTACAGAAAGAATGTAAAGAAATAATACCAATATTTATATTTGATCCATATCAAATAGAAAAAAACAGTAAAAATAAAGATTACATGAGTTATAGAGCTTTACGTTTTATATGTGAGTCAATAGAAGATTTAGGTAATTTTATTAAGAAAGAGAAATCTAAATTAAATATATTCAACGATAAACCTGAGAATGTAATAGAATATTTAATAAATTTATTCAAAAAAGAGAATAAAAAGATATGTATTGGTTTTAATGAAGATTTTACAGAATATTCTATAAAAAGAGATAAATTAATAAAAAATATATGTGATAAAAATAAAATAAAAATGATAGTAAATGACGATGATTACACATTATGTGACATGAAATTATTAACAAAAAATGAAAATCTAGAGCCATATAAGCAATATGGTGCATTTAGAAAGAATATGTTAAAAAATAAGAGTAAATTTAATAAAACAGATTACAAAAAGATAAAATTTGCAAAAAAAGTAAATTTTAAAAACACGATAGAATTAAAAAAGATATATAAATTATGCGATGATAACATAAAAAATGGTCATGATTGTAATTATAGTCCATTAGAAGTAGGTAAAAGAGAATTAGGATTAAAAATATTATCAGAATTAAAAAACTATAAAGAATATAATGAAAAAAGAGATATTTTATCATATAATACTACACATTTGTCAGCATATTTAAATTTTGGATTAATATCTGAAAGAGAATTTTATGAAACAGTAAAAGATAAATTAGGAGAAAATAATCAATTAATAAATCAAGTTATATGGAGAGATTATTATTTATGTTTATTAAGATATTTAGAAAAAGCTAATTCATATAAAAATCACATTGATCCAAGATATGATAAAATAAAATGGGGTAATGAAATTAATAAAAAAAGTAATAAACATAAAGAATGGGAATTAATGATTAATTCAAAAACGGGATTTTTAATAATAGATGCAGCATTAGAAGAAATTAAAAGGACAGGTTTTATGCATAATAGATGTAGAATGATTGTAGGAACATTTTCTGTAAAATATTTATTAATTAATCCGTTACATAGATACTATGGATTAAATGATTGGTTCAGTAGATATTTATTAGATTGTAGTACTAGTCAAAATAAATTAAATTGTCAATGGGTAACAGAATTAGATTTTCCAGGAAAAAAATATGCACCAAGTGGAGCAATATTAGCTGGTAGACCGATGAATATAGATAACAGCATGATAAAGAAGTGGGATCCAGAGTGTATATATATAAAGAAATGGTTACCACATTTAAAAGAATTAGACAATAAAATATTATATAACTGGAATACAAAACATGATGAAAAAATTCATCCTAAACCAATATTTGATTCTAAAGAGAGATATCAAAATTGGATTTCATTGTGTAAAATGCCTTAATTTTATAGAAATAATACCAAAATACTGTTTAATAAAAAGTTGAAAAATAAATAAAATGAGATATTAGAATATTATTATAACAATAAAAAATATATAAAAGATGACGACTAAAAAGAATAAAGCAACCACTGTTTTTACAACTAATTATGTATATTGTGTATATGGTGATGGATTAAAAGTTCAGTATTCTTATATTGAGTCATCGGCAACACATCCTGAGACTAAATTAGATGAATTAAAGAAATATTATGGTAATGGAATTAAAGGATTTTATTGCAAGACAACTGAATCATTTGAATCAATTACAGAAAAATTGCAGAAAGAATTAGAAGATAAGACAAGTCATTCAGATTATTTATATGAGTTAAAAGTGACTGATGCTAAAAAAATTATTAGATCAGTAACTGGAGCAAAAACAGGTTCTACTATGGGACCTCCTAAAGTCAAATCGTCTGATAAGAAAGAAGATGAAGAAGATGAAGATGATGACGATGATGAAGATGACGAAGATGATGATGAAAAAGAAGAACCGGAAGTTAAAAAGAAAGCTGTAAAAGAATCTAAAACCAAAGATGTGAAAGAAGCTAAGAAAGAAACTGAATCAAAGAAGAAAGAAACTGAATCAAAGAAGAAAGAAACTGAATCAAAGAAGAAAGAAACAGAATCGAAAAAAAAAGAAACTGAATCAAAAAAAAAAGAAGCAAAAATAGTTAAGGAAGAGAAAATAGTTAAATCTAACAAGACAGTAATTGAGATTTCTGATGACTCAGACGAAGATGAAGAAAATTAAATGGAATTAATTTTTTAAAATTTTAAAAGAAAGTTTTTTTATAAAATATTTAATTTAAAATATAATTAATTATTAATATTAATATTAATAATTAGTATGGGACTAGAAGAAGATTTTTTAAAAGCGGCAGAAGATATTAAAAAATCTAATTTATCATTAGACAATGATATATTATTAGAATTATATGCTTATTATAAACAAGCGGTAGAAGGTGATTGTAATATAGAACAGCCAGGTTTTTTTGATTATAAAGGAACTGCGAAATATAATGCATGGAAAAACAAAAGCGGGTTATCCAAAGAGAAGGCCATGAAATATTATATTAAGAAAATAAATAACTTATTAAAATAATATTATTCTTCAAAAATAGAATTATATAAAGTAAAGTTAAAAATTTGTGCAAAAGAAAAGTTAAACCATCTTTGATCAAAATCATCATTACTAAGAAATGTAGATAAAATATGTATAGTAGCTAATCTAATAATAGATTTAGTAACATGTCTTAATCGTTTGTTACATAGATTATTATAATTATATAATTTAAAAACGATAGTCTCGTAAAAAAGACAAGCAAATGCAATATTTATATAATTATTAAAAGTTAATTTAGGATTATTTTTATCATGGATAGATGTTACAAGTATATCAACAGTAATAATAGTAATAATATTATTAATAACAAATAAATAATAATTATCTTTAACATTAAATAATAACATTTGTTTAAGATATAGGTCAAAAATAGCTAAAACGATTCCAGTAATAATCATTGATTTTAAATCATAAAAAGGATTATTATACAATATTACAGCTATAATACTAAAAATTATAAATAAAGTTTCTGAAGATAATCCAGTTATTGATTTTGCTATTTCAAAAATATTAATCATTAATATATATATATTTATATATTAATTATGTTTATTAAAATCTTCTAGTAATTTATTGAATTGAATAATTGATTCAAGTTTAATATCTTTCATATATATTTGATATAACAAACATAATAAAACATTATTTGAATTATATTGAGAAATATTATTACAATTATTTTGATTATTTTTAATATTTTTAATATTAGTAGAATTTTTAGAATTATTAGAATTATTATGATTATTATTAATATTATGATTATTATTAATAGATTGTAAAAGGATATTAATATATTCAAAACCAATCCAATTAGAATGAATATTTTTATTTTTCCAATCTGTGCTAGTAATGCCATATTTTAACAATAGATATTGTAAACAAGATAATTTAGAAGTAACTATTCCATTTACATTAAAATAAACTTTATTAGATTTATTAAATAATTTTAAAATAGATATTTTTCTGTTATAATTATTACTTAAATGATCTAAAAATTTATCTTTATTATTATAATCAAATGATCTTGACATACCTAAATCAATTCTAGCTAATAAATATTCTTCATCTTTTTTTTCTGTAATTTGACGACATTGAAAATTAATCATTTTAGGAGAATCTTGCGATAAAAATTGAGGACAATGTGAAATTATCATTTTTTTACAATCTACTTCATTTAACATATCTTTAATTTTATCACAATCAATATTACCATAACCCCATTCTCTACACCAAAAAACATTATCTTTTGTTTTATGTTCTAAATCAAAATTTATAAATAAATCATAAGCAATTAAATCTTTTTTATTATTATTGTCATTTTTATTATCATAATTATTAAAAAATGATCGATATTTATCATTTACATAACTAACAATTTTACTGTTTTCAATATTTACATTATTAACATTTAAATATTTTAAATAATCTGAACATAAACCACCATGTGCAATTAATATATCATTTATTTTAATCCATGCGTAGCTATTAGATATGTATTTATTTATAAATATTTTATTACTAAAATATTCCAAATTTTTTTTCTTATTAAGAGGACTAACATATCTATCATCTTCAATATTGGTAATATTCATAATCTCATGATTTCCTGCAATTATTATAATATTTCCATTATATTTAATTGCTTCATTTTTTAATCTAATTAATGTTTTTAATATAAAAATATCAGAACATTCATCATCTAATACATGATCAAATCTTTTACGATGTATTAAATCTCCACAAAAAACTATTGTAGTATTATTTTCTTTTTTCCATTCTAAATATTCTCTATTTTTTGTGTTAAATTCTGTATCATCAAAAATTTTAATTATATTACATGATTTACATAAATCAACTAAACAATGTACTAGACATTGATAATCGCCATGCAAATCACCAATAATATAAATATTATCATTATTATTAACAGTAAATGAACCATTATGTATTTCTTTCATTCTATTATATTATTCTATATTATTTTTATTATTTAATATAATTTCATATTGTTCAACGTTATAATCAGATATACCAAAAAGTTTTGCAATATAGTAAAGAAAATATAATTTAAAAAAAGATAAAATTTCTGTAAATTTCATTGAATCTATTAAATTTATGCAAATATTTTTATTCATATTTTTTGCAATTAAAATAAACTCTTCTTTAGATAACAATCTACCAAAATCTATTAAACTTATATATTTTAAATATGGTTTAAATTTTTTCATTGGATTATTAGATTCACTTAAATTATTAATAAATACAATTTTACCATCACTTTTAATAAGATTATCATCTATATATTTTATAATATTAGTTAATAATTCATTAGATAAAAGAGGTGCAGATTCTGAAAAAATAACATAATCAAATTTATCTTCATCTTTTTCTAATTTATAATTAAAAATATTAATTAATTTAATTTCAACGTAATCTTGCAATCCATTTTCTTTTATTCTTTTTGTACATTGTTTTATATAAATTTTATCAATATCGATACCGATAATTTGTAAATTATTATTTTTAATATTCTCTATTACATTTTTATTTTTATAACAAATACCATTCCCACATCCAAAATCTAAAATTTTTGAATTATGATTTAATTTTTTGATAGAATAGTTATATAAATTTGGAGTAGATAAATTAAATTTTTCATTACCAAAGAAGTAATCGTATGTAAAAATATAAATATTACGAGAAATCGATAATAAATAATTAATTAGCAAATAGAAATAATATATTAAAAATTGTATATTTAATTCAAGTAGTTGTATAAATTGAACAAACATTGATATAATAAATAATAAAAAATTGATTTTAAATATAAATAATTAATATATTAATTATATTAACTTATGAATGATTTCAAAGATGGTCGACTTGATTTAATAATTGGTACAATGTTTTCTGGTAAAACAACATATTTATTATCAGAAATTGCAAAATTAGCTGAATTAAATTATAAAATATTTTATATTAATATTGATTTTGATGATAGAAGTAATAATGTATTTTCAACACATAATCCATTTTTTGATAATCATGTAGATTTTATTAAAAAAGAAAGTATTATTAAAAATGTAACAATGATTAAAACAAGATTATTATTAGAATTAGATATTAATTCATACGATATGATTATCATAGATGAAGCTCATTTTTTTGATGATTTAATTACATTTGTAAATTTATGTTTAAATAAAAAAAAGTATATAATTGTTGCAGGATTGCAAGCAGATTTTAATGGAAGAAAATTTGGTAAAATATTAGATTTAGTACCAATATGTACTGATATTAAAAGATTACATGCATATTGTGCAGAATGTGCTAAAAATAAATATTGTAGAATTGCAATTTATTCAAAAAAAATTACAAAATCTAAAAAAATTAATGATATTGGTGGATCTGAAAAATATATTCCAGTATGTAGAGAACATTACGAAACATCTTAAATTTTTATTTATTAAATTTTTATTTATTAATTTTTTATTTATTAAATATTTATAATTAATATTTTCTTAATTTATAATAAAAATATTAAAGTTGTTATGAATAAATTAACAATAATACATAATGCTGGATTTTTTTCATGTTGTAGTGTAAGACTTTATAATATTATCAATTATTTCAATAAAAATAAAAAATTACCAGAAATTGTTGATAGTTCACAACAATTTAAATGGTATAAAGCAAATTTAAATAATAATGATATAACTTTTATTTATTTTGATAATTATAATATTTATAATACAATAATTTATAAATATAAAATTGATTATCATAATAGTTATCAATATTTGGATTATCATAATATAAAATATGATGATATACATCCATTTATTATAAAATATTTTTCTCCCTCTCAAGAAATTAAAAAGAATATTAAAGAATTAGAGGAAAAATATAAAATAGATTATAATAATACGTGTGTATTATTTTATAGAGGAAATGATAAAAATACGGAAACTTTAATTTGTGATTATGATCAATATATTATTTATGCTCAGAAAATATTAAATAGTAATCCAAATATTATTTTTTTAATACAAAGCGATGAAACAGAATTTATTGAAAAAATGATTGATACATTTCCTCAAAATTCATTTTATATGAAAGATGAAATTAGACATATAAAAAAGTGTAATAATACAGTTGATAAATTAATGAAAGATGAAATAGATAAATTTTCAAAAAACTATTTAGGAATAACTATTATTATGTCTAAATGTAAATATATTATTTGTGGAACAGGTAATTGTTCTATATGGATAATGTTATATAGAAGGAATAATAAAAATGTTTATCAAAATAGAAATGGTGAATGGATTTTACCAAAATTATAATATTATAATATATTAATATATATTAATATATATAGACGATAATGACTATAAAATTAAAATTATTTAATTATTTTATAATAAATCAATTTGGTGGTAAAAAAAGTAATAATGAAATTAAATGGACAACATTTAGTCATAATGGTGTATTATTTCCAGAACCATATAAACCACATAAAACTCCATTAATTTACGATAATGAAGAAATAATCTTAGATTTAGAATCAGAAGAATATGCAACAATATATGCAAAATTTATAGATACAGAATATACTAATAATAAAAGATTTAATAAAAATTTTTTTCATGATTGGAAACAATATTTAAAAAAAGGTGGTTTTACACAAATAACTGATTTATCTAAATGTAATTTTAAATTAATACAAGATTATATTATTAAATATAAGGAAGCTAAAATGAATATATCTAAAGAAGAAAAACTTAAACAAAAAGAAAAAAGAGATAAATTTGAAGAAAAATTTAAAATAGCAATTATTGATGGTAAGGAACAAGCAACTGGTAATTTTAGAGTTGAACCTCCTGGGATTTTTTTAGGTAGAGGTTGTCACCCTAAAGCTGGTAAAATAAAAAGAAGAATTTATCCAGAAGATATAACTATAAATATAGATAAATTATCTTCTATACCATTAATGCCACCATTTTATAAAGATCATAAATGGCATAAAATAATTCATGATAATAGTTTAGAATGGTTAGCTAGTTGGAAAGACGATATTACTGGAAAAGTAAAATATGTATGGATGGGTGCCAAATCTGATTTTAAAGCTAAATCAGATCAACATAAATATGATTTAGCCAGAAAACTAAAAAAAATAATAGTTGGTATAAGAAGAGTAAATTATAATAATATAGTATTAAATTCAGTAGATGATAAAACTAAACAATTAGCCGGTGCATTATATTTAATAGATAAATTAGCATTAAGAGTAGGTAATGAGAAAGGGGACGATGAAGCAGATACAGTAGGAGTATGTTCACTAAGAGTTGAGCACATAGAATTAAAAGAGGATAATAAGATAAAGTTAGATTTTTTAGGTAAAGACAGTGTAAGATATCAAAATATTATAAAAATAGATGAAGAAGTTTATAAAATACTGAGTAGATTTATACACAATAAAAAAAAATCAGAAGAGTTATTTGATTTAATAAATCCATCATTATTAAATAATTATTTAAAATCGATGATGCCTGATTTAACAGCAAAAGTATTTAGAACATATAATGCTTCTAATTTATTTCAAGAAGAATTAAATAATATTAGTGAAATAATAGATAATAATAAAGATAATAAAGATAATAAAGATAATAAAGATAATACACAAAAAGTTAATTTAATACTAGACATGTATAACAAAGCGAATGTAAAAGTAGCTGCATTATGTAATCATCAAAAAAATATATCTAAATCATTTAACGAGCAATTAAAAAAATTAAATGAGAGTATAAATGATTTAAAAAAGGATAAAAAAAGATTAGAAAAATTAAAAGAAGAATCAACAGATAAAAGTAAAAATAAAAAAATAAATGAACAAATAAAGAAGATAAAGATAAAAATTAATGAAAAACTAAGCAAAAGAGAATTAAAAATGGAATTAAAAAATTTATCATTAACAACATCCAAAACAAACTATATAGATCCAAGAATAACAATTGCATTTTTTAAAAAACATAATTTAGCTCTTGAAAAAATATTTTCTCAAACATTAATAGATAAATTTTTTTGGGCGATGGATATTGATAAAGATTGGATCTTTTAATATTTTAGATTTTTTTAAATTATATAAACTATAATAAAAATATTATAATTAATATATATATACTAATTATAATGAATAATCCCAGGATTGGTCAATATGAATTAATTATAAAAGATTTAATTGATAATAAAAATAATAATATTCAAAATAATCTTCAAAATAATCATCATAATAATTATCATAATCATCATATTCATAATAATCAAAATAATCATCATAATAATGAAGAGCTAAATAATTTAAATTTTTCAGAATATCAGAAAAAAAAAATCAATGAATTAGAAGATCATATAAATACAGTTAATAAGAAAATAATAGCAGGTGATTATTATAGTAAAATAATGTTAAATTATATTAGTTGGATTAATAATGTAAAAATAGAATTAATAAATAAAATAAATAAAAATAATTTATATAATTTTTTTAATTTAGAATGTAAAACATTTAAATTAATTCCAATGATTGATTACTATGATGTTCCAGAAACGGATAAATTGTTTTCATTTACATTATTTATAGGTAATATCGAAAATTTAACATATTTTATAGGTTTAGTATACAATTATGCTATTATGAGAAAACATTTTCAAGATTATAAGATGCGTTTATACATAGATTTTCATAGTGTATTTGGATCAGCAGAAACATATAATTTATTTAATATGTTTTTAGAAATAATAAATGAAATAGATCCTACATATAATGATACAATACAAATGATAGTATTTTTTATAAATCCATATTATACGATAAACGACGATAGTATATTTGATTCAATTGTATATGATTTAGAAGATGTAAAAAAGTATTATAATAATATATTATTCAATACGAATGATGGTTATATAAATTCTCCATTATTAAATATGTCAAATGAAGGTGGATCCAAAACATTAAATTCTACTAATATAAATTCAGAATCAGTAAAAAGGACAAAAAATGTAAAAATAGATACTGAAAATTTGGAAATAAATTACACTGATTTAAATAAAATAAAAGTCAAATCAACATTTGGCATGTTATCATGTCACATATCAGTAAATTTACGTTTCTTACCATTAAACGAAAATTGTGAATTTCACGTAAGAGATTTAGATTGTAGATTGAGTTTAACTGATAAAAATATAATAAATAAATTTAATAATCCGAAATATCAATATGTACCATTTTATGTATTTCAATTTTATAAATTTTATTTTCCTTATTTAAAATGGAGAATTGATGTAAATCCATATCTTGCTGGTTGTTTTGGAGGTAATAATAAAAAACCTGTTAATATCTCAAAATCACTTGAAGAATCAGATAATCTAAAAATTTTAAAAAAAGAATTATTTTTTAAATATATTTTATTTATATCTTTTAATGCTACCAATCTTCAAATTGGATTTTTAAATGATGAATTTATTCTTGCTAATATATTTGATAAAATTAAAGGAGAATATTCTGAAAATATATTGTTCTTGAATTTAGGATCTTTCGCTAATAAACATGTTAATGAATATTATTATGCTCTAAATGATTCTAATAATTATCCTTGTATTCTTAAATTAGGTATACCAATTGATATACTTAGATATCCGTTAAATGGTAAATATCTAACTATTGATCCAATCACTGATTTTAAAATTGGTAATATACCTTTGCGCTTTCATTCTGTTATTAAAGAACTTGTTACTGAACAAGTTAAAAGATATTTAGGATACGAAACTACTGAAAAAACTAAATTGTCTAATATACTTAGAAATAATTATAAAATTAGATTAAATGATGAAATTAATGATGAATTAGAAGCAGCATTATATTTCAGCATGATACCTAAAAGATATAATATTTATAATATAAATGAATTAAATGATGATAATTACACTAGTCAATCATTTTCGAATGAATATTTTTCATCTATAGGTGATTCAACAGTATTAGTAAACAATGATAATTTAAAAGCGACAAATTTCATGATGGCCGGATATTTATTATCTGATATTTTAGAAGATATAATATTTCCGAATAATCCTGAATATATTAATTCAAATTATTATTTAAGTGATGATAATTTTGATAGATTATTTAATTGTTTATATTTTGATGAAAAAAAATCCAAATTTTTGCATAGAAAAGTTAATAAAAAAGATATTTCAAGAAAATACATAGATCGTAATATAATAGATATAATTCCTAATAAATATTTAGAATTTGATAATAAAGAACAAGTTAAATCAGAATTAAATAAAGAATTCAATGATTATATTAATACAACTAGATATTATCCAAGTTTAAGTATGTATATTGATAATTTAAAATATAATAATTATATAAATATTAATAATCACCATATAAAATCTGGTGTATTGTTATTTATTAAAAATTATGATACGCCAATATATGATCATAATGATAATGTAATTAATAATATTAACAATAATGATGTTAAAACTCTTAAATATAAAATTGATAAAAATAAAAAACAAATAGAATCTGTTAATATTTATAAAAATAAATTAAGATTTAATTTACTATTTATTGATGATAAAAATATTAATCAATTAGTATATCATCATGATGATAATAAATCTAAAGTTAATATTAAATTAATTAAATCAGCTCAATTGTATAATTTAATTAATCATATTAAAAATAATAATAAAAATAATGATTATTTATTTATTGATGATATCTAATTATTTATTTTTATTTTAAGTTCTTGCCTCAAATTAAGATTTTCTATTCTTAATTTTAATAGTTTATTTTCTTTTTCTAATAGTTTTATTTCTTGTTCACTTTCTTTATCTATAAAAATTTTTATAACAGATTTTACACTTTTATATGTAAAATTTAAATCTTTTGCTATTTTTTCTGCATCACTACCATTCATATACATATTATATATTATTTTATTAATTTCACTTTTAATACCGCCATCAGTTCTGCCTAATTTATTAGCAATTTCTGAAATATATAATCCTTTCAATTCTACATCATTATTATATGAATTAATTATAATATCATTATTTTTTTTCTTTTTTAACATAGATATTAATAAATTTCTATCTTCATCTGTCCATTTATTACCATAATTTTTAGGTATATTTAAATTTTGATTATCATTTTTATTAATATTATTTTTAATGGTATTTTTAATAATATTATTTGAATTTATTTTATTCAAATTCTTATTTATTTGTAAATTAAAATTTTTTTCTAATTCATCTTCTGAATTATTATCAGATTCATCATCTAATTCAAATACTAGTCTTTTAGAATTATTTTTTACAATTATGTTTTTATTATTATATATATTAGGAATATTCTTTTCAGTCATTGAATTATCTAATAATAGTTATATTTTTTTATGTAAAATTTTTTATGTAAAATTTTTAAATAAAATTTTATATAATTAAATTGATTTAATTTTATTTTTAATATTTACAAATGAAAATAAAATATAAATATAAGAATTTATAATATAATTCAAACTATTTTTTTCAATTATAATATGTAAATTTAATTCTTCTACGTTATTTATTTGATTATTTGAATTATTTATTAAATTATTTATGTTTTTTACTTTAATATCTAATAATTTATCTTTTGTTAATACAATTTCATTGTTTTTTTTAATATAAATATCTTTGATGTAATTATTTATTTCTTTTGATAATTTTATCTTTACTATTGATAAATATTCGTAATTATTTGGCAATGTTATAACTAATTCTATATTGTTTCTATTTTTAGTGATATATGTTATATCATCAAGTATTTTATATTTTATTTCTTCAACTTCAGTATTATATTCAATGTTATTTATATATTCTACATTATTAACTGTTGATTCTATAATATACTTTTTAATTTTATAACTTTTTATCTTGTTATTATAATATTCTTTATAATTAATATTATCTAACGCAGATAATGGATAAGTATTATTATAACTTATCATATTTATTATATATATATATATAGTTTATACTATTTTTATAACTATAAATAAAATAATTATTTATTTATCCAATTAATATACAATTTTGCTAATTTTAAATGTTCTCTTTTTTTTTCATCACTTGTCGTTTTCCAACGTTTAACAGCTAGTGCTGTTGAATATATTTTTTCCATTTTATTACTGTAATTATTTATATGATTATAATATAAACCATCATATATTTCATCCCATTTGTATTTTTTATTATCTATTTCTATTTCAGTTGATTTGTAATCTGACATTTTTTTTATATAATTTGAACCTGAAAAATATGGTTTTGTCATCATGTGATTTTTTTCATTAATATATCCATAACACAACATACCTTGTACATTAGGTATCATAAATACATCATATGCATCAATATACATAGTTTGAAACCAAATATAAATTTGATCAACGCTAATACCAATAAATAATAAAAAAACTCCAATACACATTAATCTTTCTATATGATGTGAATATGCATATTTATTAATATTTTTAATAATATTATCTATAAAAGGTATATTTGTATTACCATCCCAAATCTTTTTAGGTATTTTATTTTTATTTTTATCATAAAAATAATTATTTAATAAATAACTATCGTATTTATAATATATTAAATAACAATATTCGCGCCATCCAATTACTTGTCTAATAAATCCCTCTTTTGAAGCTAGATTTTTTTTATAATGTTCCACTTTATCTAATATATCAAAACTAGTTATTAATCCAATATTATTTAATCCTGATAATAATGAATGATAACCAAATTTTATTTTGGAAGAAATTGCATCTTCGTATTTACCAAAATTATCTAGTTTTTCTTTTACGAAATTATCTAACCATTTTATTGATTCTTCCCTATTTATTGGATATATGAAATTTTCCTCTTCACATGTACCATAGTGATCTTTGTAATTATTATTTACATATTTAATCCCTTCTTTTATATATTCTTTCCTATCTTTATTTTTAAAAATAAGTATATTTGGATCTTTGTGATCTTTTTCATATGGTTTTCTATTTTCAGTATCGAATGACCATTTATTACCATCTGGTATATATTTATCATTTTTATTAGTAACCATAATATTATATAAAATACGTTGTTTTTTATAAAAAACATCATGTCTAATATTATCATTAAATTCTTTATTAATTTTTTCATTAATTTGAAGAGAAGATGAATTTAAAAAATAAGGTGTTGGAAATATTAAATATTCTAATAATAAATTTTTGATTAATTTACGATTATTTATCGAATTTAATAATTCTTTTTCAATTGGATTAAAAAATCTAATCGATGTTATATTATGTTTTTTAATAAACTTATTTATTTGTTCATCTGGATTTTTATCAATATTATTAATATATAATTTTTTATAATTTTTATCTATATCATCGTAATAATTCATCATGT